AAAGTCTTCTAGGTTTTCAATGTCATTAATTAAATCAATATATCTACGGTTGTCTGTGTCTTCATTAAAGAAGCCTTCAGCTTGCTTCCAAGAAACAGGACTCTGTCCACTGAAAAATGTAGCTGTCGACAAGTTCTTATATGAGCTAGGCTTGACTACAGAGCTTGCATAAATACCCTGAACATCAACTGGGAATATATCCCAGCCTTGCCACTGCTGTGGTGACTTTCCAACTAGTTCCCATGTGCTTAAACTTGCACTTGTGTCATAGTCAAAGTAGTCTGAGCCTTGATCAAATGATGTGTTTCTCTGGAGCGATAGATTTAATCCGCCCTCATAATCACGGTAATTATTAGAGTCAAGTCCGCTTGTAGACCAGAAGTACAGCATCAATGCACGGCCACGGTTACCCTTTGCTGTGTGCTCTTCTGTCATTCTCAAAGATGCAGTCATTGGTTCTGCTTGAACTGGTGTGTACTTAATAGCGGCAAAGTAGTTTAGCTGAACATCTCTTTCGCTTAAGAATGTCTCTACCTGGTTTGAGAATACTGATATTTCAAACTGTGAAGACAATGTGGCATTTGATGAGTTGTATCCAATTAAGCTTACGTAGTTTGTCTTGTAGCCATATCTCTGAAGCTCAAGCTCTCCGTCTACCCAGAACTGGTGTCTTCCATCAAATCCAAACTGAATAAGTATATGGTGCCACTGATTGTCAGCAATATTTGTCTTTGTTGCCTGCATCAGAGTTGTTGCATTAAGAAGTCTTGCATCAGTTACCTGCAAAGCTGAGGATGTGCTGCTGTTTATAAATAGCTTTCCATCCTTTAGACCAATTGCATTTGCCTCAAATGTGCCTCCATTTTGACCAATGAAGAGTATTTGATTTGCCTTGCTTGTTCTAATCATTGCTTCTAGAGTGTACCCACGGTCTACAGATCTGTTTGCAAGCTCTGAACCACCAATAGGGTTTCTGGTTCTAAATGAAATGTTATTTAAAGCAATAGCTTTTCTGTTCCAGCCATCAAAGATTCCTTGTGAGAATGTAGCTGGTAAAACTGGGTTATCAGAACCGCCAACCAAAGCCGAATTTGTTGGAGCAACGGCCAAGCTTTTTATTTCTGATCCAATTCCCATGTTTCCACTTGGGACTATTTGATCTGGCTTCATAAAGTATATAACTGCTGTTTTATCTTGTGATGATAGATCTTGTGAATATAATCTATTAAACCAATTATCATTTGTAATTAAGTCAAAGTTTGGAGGTACAGGTAGGAATGCTTCAGCTGTCATAACCTGTGCATCAATTCTTCCAAGAAGCTCTCCACCAATTTCAGGATCTACAATTTCTGCGCTAAGTGTGGCAGTCATTGCTGGGACAGACTCATTGATAACTAGCAGTGGATTTACAAATAATGCGCTTGCATTCATGTGATCTGCTTCGTGTCCGTCTCCAATACTATATTGTGGATCATGGAATACCGCAGATGCAGTTGAGACAGAGGCAGAGTAATTAACTACCCCAGTAATAAATAATGTTGGAGTAACTGTTCTGGCATCTGCCTCAAGGTGATCAGATGTATATTGTACAGTTCTAGCAAATCCAGGCTGTACGGCTGCAGCAGAAGCTGTCAGTGGGCTAGATGCGTAGGCTACAGAAATCTCAGCAGATACTGCTGGATTAACAATATTAGAACTTGCTGTAGCTGGAGCAGCTGAGGTGCTTAAAAATCTTTGAATTTCAATGCTTGGCATTACGCTTGTTGCATCAGCTGTCATTACAGCAGCATTTATATTCTTATTTACAAAGCCTGTTGTTAATACGTATATGAGATGGTTGTTTAAATTACTTCCAGTCCATTGTGTTCTATCGTAATAAGTTCCTGTTGGGCCTCCGCCTACTGATGCTGTATTTATTTCAATATAAATACCATAAGTATGTGCACGAGAATCAGCAAAGGCTGGAGTTAGATCTAGGTAGTACTGTTGATTTGACCCATCATCAACTAGTCTAGTTGTAAATACAAATTCTTTTGCTGGAATATTTCCAGTTGTCATTGTGGTAAAAGATGTGCTTGGATCAGCAGTAAATACATAAACATCAAAATAGTTATCTGGTGCTGTATCTCCTGAAGTTGTTACACCCACATGTCCTGAATCAAACTTAGCCTTAACTATCTTGTCATATGTTGGGAATCCAGAGTTAGCCTTTATTGCCAAGGAGTCAGTTCTTGTTACAACATTGTTATCTCTTGTTCCGCTGATTATAAATCCGCTGTTTCCAGTGCTATTTGTTGTTGGAGTTATATGTCTAATTTGCAATGAGTATGAAGTATCTTGAACTGTTGCTCCAAAGTAAAGATTAGATGAAAGTAATGCAGAACCTAATGCTGGGCTTGCTGAGTAATTTAAAATTCTTTCTACAGATATTATAGGCAATATCATAGTAGCTGTAGCTGTACTTGGTGAATCTAAGTACTCTACATTTTTAGTAGTAGATGTTATTGGATCAATAAGGTTTGCAGAAGCTGCTTCAATCCCAGGAGCTTCTAGATTAACTCCAATGCTTAGCATTGGGCCAATCAAAGTAGCTGTATTAAAGTCTCCACCAAATGCTTCTGAGTTGTATGTAACATTTATTACAGTTTCAGCTGTGTGAACAGGCATTGGGAAATTAGCATCTGTTACCAACATAACTTGAGCTGTGGCATCAACATTTGTAGCAGAAGGCCCCATCACAGCTTCATAAAGTGATGTTATTTGAGCCTGGCTAAGAGTCAATGTGTCAAAGTATGTAAATTCATCAAATTGGTTTCCAAGACCCATAACTGGTAATAACCCTGATGAAACTATTGTTGATCCACTCCAGGTTTGAGATGACTCTAAAATCCCATCAATGTACATCTTGGCATCAGTTCCGCCACCTCTTGTTATAACGACATAGTGCCATTGATTATCACAAATATTCTTTGTGCTTGTTAGAGCTGGCTGCGCTGTGCCCAGTGTTGGAGCAAATCTAATTGTTCCATTTGTATTAATTCCAGCCTCTGATGCTGTATTCCATTTTAGTTCAGATGTGTAAAATTTGTTTGACCATTGCAATTGAGATGCAGGTGGTGATGAGCGTTTAAACCAAAACGCCATAGTATTGTTTTGTCCATAAGTGGTGCTTGCATTTGTATCATATCCTGCAAAAGCAGAAAAACTTATTCCACCTTTAGAAATAGCATTTGGGTATGTAAGCCATGTAGGATTTGAAGATAAATTCAATTGTTGATTGGCTGAACCAGAATCTGGTACTAAATCAATTCCTGATGGGTCATTAAACTTATACCAGTTATAAGGGGTAGTTCCTAGGTTTTGAATGGCTGTTTCGTATCCAGCTATTCCAGTTGCTGCAATTTCAGCAATTTGTGTTTCTCCAATAACTGAGCTTGATGCTGAATAGAAATTAGCAATTCTGTATGTAAGGTTTGCTCCGTGTGAACCGTTTCTTCCAAAAGTAATTCTTATTGCGCTTCCAGTTTGAGATGAAGCAGGATTTGCAAACTGTGTTCCATTTAAATAAACAAAAAAGTTGTTTCCAGTTGATCCAACTCTTCTAATAGCAAAGTAATACCACTTACCTGCTTCAATTGCACCAGAGTATGAATTTGTAACTGGTGAGCCAGTATTTGTTTGAACTCTTAATTTTGAACCAGTAAAGCCACCAACTGTGCTTGTTGAACCCATAAGATCCACACCAAAACCAACTGCGGTAGATGTTGATGCAAGTTCAAATATTTTATAAAATGAAGTATCGCTTGGTAGTGTAGGTACTTTAAACCAAAATCCAATAGAATAATCTGCATCACTAAACAATGCTCTGTAGGTAGCAGTTGCGTTATTGTAATAAGTATTTGTTGTTGCGCTTGTTGTCCAGTCAAATTCCCAACATGTATTTGCGCCACCAGATGGAGAATCGTAAACTCTTCTAGGAGCATTTCCAATTAGTGAAAATGTTAATGCCGAATGAGTTCCAGTTTGTGCTGGGGTTAATGTATATGCTTCATCAAACTCAATACCCTTTTCTATTGCGTATGAATTGATCTTTGTATTTAGTCCTGATGCCATAATAAATAAAGGCCATAGCTTACGCTACAGCCTTTTCTCTCCTCTTCAAAAGTTCTGGATTAATTGATGAAATGCTGTTGCCGCCTACTGATAGTACTGGAGCAAGGGAGAAGCGAGAAAGCACTGGAGACATGATGACAATGTCAAAGATTGTCTCAACAGTTACCTTTGATTCCACTATTTCAGCGCCTGCTGTTAGTGGTCTCGCTTCTACCCTTACGTCCATGGTAGCTACTTTACGCTACTGTAATGCGAACAATACCAGTCGCATCCCATGTGATTGTGAAGTTACCATTGGTTGAAGACTGATCTGAAGAAAAGTCTACGTATCCAATTAGAGCCTTTGATGCATTTGTTGCACCTGAGTCATCGTAAACTACAGCATAGCGAGCTGTAATTGTTGATGATGACCATGTTGTATCAGCAGCGTCAAGAACGATTACGTTGTTTGCTGCGTCATAGGTAACAGTCTTGCTTCCAAGAGTCTGTCCACCTTGTGAGTAACCAGTTCCTGTTACTTCGTGTGCAATAACATCGTCGAAGTAATCGTGTGTGTCCTGGTTTGGTGTGTAAGCAGAAGACAATAGAGCTACCTTAATAGTATCTGAATCGAAGTCTACTTCCTTGTTGAGGGCCTTAGCTAGAAACTGGCCGTATAGTTTTGATGGCATATTCTGTTATCCCCCTTATGAAGCAGCGGTAATCTCAACAACTGCGAACGCTTCAGCTGCAGCAACTGCAAAGCCTCTGCGAACACGTGTCTTGAGAAGAACGCCGTCCTTTGAAAAGTCTGCATCACGTGATACAGCTGATTCTACTGTTGAACGTACACCGTTGATCATCATGTTGCGGTTACCTACGATAAGTAGTGGGTTACCTGTTGGAGCTGCTGTCGCTGCTGCTGATGTAGCTGCACCGTATGAAACTACCAATGGGTATCCGAACAATGATCCTGGGCGAGCACCCATTGGGTCTGGCATGACAAGGTTTCCACCTGTTGTCTCCATGTTACGGATGTGTGAAAGCATCTTTGGGTGTGCGATGAATACTGTGTTAGCAGCATCAAAGTACTTGCTTGACTCAGCTAGTCCAAGAGCATTTGAAATGTCCTGGAATGTTAGAGCTCCAGCTGTCTGGATGCGGTTTGAAGCTGAGTTGTATTGTGAAACAACACGGTATACAGAATCAAATGGCTGTCCGTCGTCTCCGTCGCCTGCAGCTGTTACGCCAAGGCAAGCGTTGTCATACTTACGAGCCCAGAGTGATGCCCACTCTCTCTTGTATGTGTTAAGTGTATCTACGAGTGAATCATTTAGATCTTCCTCTGAGATGTTAAAAATCTGTGCATACTTCTTCGCTGTTAGGACAACTTCATCAAGTGTTGTGTCTGAGTTCGGGATATCGACGCCTTCGGCAACGATAACTGGAGCATCAGAAACAAAACGTGGAACGCCCTTTGTGCGAGAAGCCATGTTCTCACGACGAGCAAATGCTTCTACAACAGAGTTAGCGATTGTTGCTTGAATAGCAACGGATCCCTTTTCCTCTGGAATATAACCATTACCCTCTGTGAGATCTGTGCGACCTGCGGTCATAGTTTTCTCCTTTTAGTTAGTTAATTTGAATTTTGAACATATAATCGTCCGAATATATTAATCGCAATCCAAATGTCCATTTGGAGTTGCATAGAACAATTATACCTTATTCCTTATTGTTTTAGAATAAGTTTTGCTTGTAAATCTGATGCAGTTTTAGGCAATTCTACGGCTGTAGTTACTGCTGTGTCTGCTTTTCCAGCGACTATAAACTTTGGGTCAAATAGCTCTGGAAAATCTGTCTTGAGTGTAAGTATTTGATCGTCTAGACCATTTACCTCAAAGTCTTCATTTAAAGATAATGTATCCATCTTAATATATTTAGATAGCTTATCTCCATGCTGAATACCTAGAGAAGAGAGATGCTTTTGCACCTTCTCATTTAATAGGGTTGACTGGATTTGGGAGGCCTTGGCAGATGCTTCTGTTATCTGTTGTTCCAAGGCTTCCTTTTCCAATCTAAACTTTTTAGCTTCCGCCTTCGCTTTTTCTAAAGCTTCTAAGACGGCTTTAGGATCACGAATTTCGGTAGATGTACCTTCTACGATATTCTGTTCTTCCATTTGTTATGCTCCTGTATCTTCTTCTCTTTCGGCTGCTGCTTCTTGCATAGCCAAGTTATTTGTATTTAGTCCAGTCCCACGCAAAGCAATTTCTGTTGGTGAGGTTGTATTTGCCAGAGATGTCTCTGAAATCAAAGCTGCTATTTCTGGATCATATCCAAGCTCAAGAAGGATCTGCTCCAAAGGAACTCCGACTGACTTCTTGCGAACTGCGATATCCCAATTGTCTAATGAGTCAATTGTTTCTGGTGAACGCCAGTAAACTTCTACCTCTGCAACAATTCCTTCAATGCGAAGCATGAATTTAAATAGATCTCTCCATGTTGATCCAAATGCAAGCTGGCGATTTAGCACCTTCTTGAATAATGGAGCTTCAGCCACACGCAATGCCTGGCCTGATGGCAAGTATGTTGTGCTTGAGAAGTAATGAACTGGGGTTGCTGTAATTGCAGCCATGTCAGATACGAATTCATTCACAGGATCTGTAAATGTCTTTGGATCTGCTGCTGGGAATTGTCCAACTGCTGAGACACCCTGGAGGTACCAAAGTTGTCCTGGACCATTCTGAAGTGATCCAATATTCTCTCTAGCTGTGTCATCCTCAGAGAAGTCATCCATCTCTGCTGCATTTCCACCATTTGATAGCGCATAGCGCTGTGGTGCACCCTGATAATCAACTGTATACATGTGAGTTGAGATCAATTTGTTAATTGCATCCTGTGGACCAAATGCATCTGCATGTTCTGGTCTTCCGAATGGCTTATTTGTGCGGAAATGAAATACTGGGATCTCATTCCATGGATTTACTACAGTTTCGATAAGAGAAAGGTTTGGAACGCCATTGATGAACTCAATATCTCCTAGACCCTCGTACTTTTCGATTCTATCTGCGTAATACATGTTAATTCTGATAATTTTACGGTTTGTAGCATCTGTTAATTGCCACATTTTAGTTGCAAATGACTTGATTCTAGGGTTCTCCTGGTCATAAACAATTGTTGTATTCAGTGGTGAGTTGTAATCAATTGCTAGGTTTCCCTGTGCATCTGGCCACACAATTGCATAGCAATCGCCATAAACTAGGGCATTTTTGTGGATTTCATTGATATCCAGCTTCAAATCGCTCTGTTCCCAGACAGTATTGATGTAATTGTCTGCTTCTTCTGTTGTTGTTTCAATTTGTGATATTTCAAGACGGTTTAGAACTGAATCTACGACTGTCTTGCTGAAATTAAAGCGGAAATCGCTCTTTTCATTTCTAAATAATCTGAACCATCTTTGATTGGCAAAAACTTCTGGATTTACGCCCTGATAATAAGCATCAGCTTGGTTATATCCTTCTCTTTTGGCAATAATGTGGTCCATCGCTAGCTTGATGTCTGACATTTTATCTCCTTAAGTAGTTTAACTGTTTAGCAAGTATTTTTGGAGCTTTATTATCCAAGAAATACAATATACCTGACACAACTGCGTCAAGAACGTCATCGTGGCTTACCTTTGGAAAGGACCACATCTGTTCTTCTAAGGCTGGGAAATGTGCAGTGTGTCGTATCTTTCCCTGCTGATAGTAGTTCAAGGCTTTACCAGCACGTATCTGCTTTGACACAGATTGTCTGATTGATCTATATTTTACAGGAATATCTTTAAAAACATCCTTCCATAGATCACCACCTTGGTTTGTTTCAACGTAAATAACTCCTGGCTGATACAAATCAACCAACAGGGCTATTCTTTCAGACAATTCAGAAGGAGAGACTTTCAGCTGAATAGCCTCTCTCACATAAATGTTGTCATCGTCACCTCTGGACAATACAGCTACTCCCGTATAGTCAGAAATCTTATTCTTTGTTACAGCGGGGTCAATAGAAATAATCGTATTTCCATACTCACCCTCGCTAATAATTACATCCTCATATGTCCAGAAGTTACCATCTAGGTTCACAGGTCTGTTCATGTAGTTCTTGGCAAAGTCACGCAGGTGTCGCTGTGACTGAAGCCACTCTAGAGACCACTTCTCAGGCCATACAGAGCGTTCTGAGCCATCATCGTTAGGCATAATGGCTGGATAGTAGTGAACCTTCACATTCTGGTCTTTAATCCATTCTAGAGCCTGGTCAGTATTGCCCTCAGAGTATTTTCTGAACTCATCCATCATAGAGTTAGGCATAGTTGTTGTACCCACAATAATCATGCGGGCATAAATATTCATAGGGGCTATGTCGTCGAAGACTGTTCTTCGCTGCTGGCCAGCTTGATATTCGGAGTAGTTCTTTTCTCCCTTTTCAATATCATCCAGAATAATGAGGTCAGGGCGTTGACCAAAGACTTTTTTACCCAGTGAGTTAGTATCAATACCATTAGCGTCGAATATAAAATCATTTGACTGAACAATACGCCAAGCGTTGTTCGCAAAGGAACGCCCAGTGCTTCCGACAATTTTAGAAGTGCATAGTTCTGGGTAATCTTCCTTGAGATATTCATTTGTCTCCAATTCATTCTTAAAAGTAAGTAAGTGCGTCTCAGCCTGAGATGCAGCATCTGAAAAAGCAGCCACGAATTTAATATGACCATGGGCGGCGGCCCACATAGGTAGAATTAAGAAGATCCAAGTGCTCTTGCCACATTCTCTAGGAGCAATAAATGCATCTCTATTTTGCTTAGGAGTATCTGGCTTATTGATCCATGTCTTTCCATATTCTGATAATGCCCAGTGAAATTCAGAAAGTGTAAGTTCGTCATTTGCATTCTTCAAGTGATGTGGAAGATATAGCAAAGCAAACAACATTGGATCATATTTAGTAAGTTCTATTCTACCCTGCGAAATAGTCAGAAGCTGTGGATTTATATCTTCTATATATTTTGCTATAGTATTCATATTTTACTGTCCAAATTTATTTGTAGTTGCAAAATAACATATATATACAAATTTATCAATTCAGGTGGTCTAACTTAGATTTAATAGATTCATTCCTTAACTTGGCCTCATTAAGCATATCAACGATTGCTAAATCTGTGCCATCTTTGGATCTATTCTCAGATATATTAGTAGACTTACCTTCAATTAGATTGATTGTCTGAATAGCCTTATGTAATGCATTTGATAACTTATTGATATCATCTGATTCTAGAGTATCTTGATATAAGGCTTCTACTGTTCTATCTATTACTGCCTGTGCCGCCAATACTTTCTCTTTATCTGTATAAAATATATCTAATTGTTTTGCCATAACAGCTAGGCTATTTGCAGTAGGTGTTTCTATATTTCTTTGTACAAAGAACTTCTTGGCTGTATGGTATGACTTAGGATATCCTAATGTTCTCATAGCTGGACCAATTCCCATTTCCGCCGCTTGTTCTATAAATTCTGTAATTTGTTCATCTGTATATGTTGGATATGGCATGTTTTCCCCTTATATCTATATGTCAATTTGTCGACATATCGCTTTATTTCCTTATTGCTATATTTACATTATGACGCACACATTTGTGAGGGTTCATATATAAATATTAAAACTTTACTTATCTTCTGATCTCTTCTTCTTCCAATAGGGATCTGATTCCCATTTCTTCTTCTTCTGAGCTCTTGATGCTAATTTGTCTAGATTGGTTTCTCTTCTTATCCCATGTCTATTGGTATCTATTACTATTCTAGGATTGGTCTTTTGAGTCATTCCGCCTCATCTCCTATAGTTCTATCTAGAAAGCGTCTCATTTGAGGGCTTGCCTTGAATGAGAAGCTAAATTCCTGGGTATCCTCATCGTTATACATCTGCAATGTCATTACTAGTATTCCATCTGGTCTATAGAATAGGTCTTTGGCGTAAGGGTAAAGTTTATACTCCCCTGTTCCTTCGCTCACGAAGTCTCTCATATCCACTAGTTGTTACATCCTTGCACTATGTACTAAGTATACTATTCTTTGGCTTAAAAAGAAAACCCTGAGCGAATTGGCGCACTCAGGGATTCCTATAGGTGAAACAAACATCGGCAAGAAACTGTTTCATTACTAATTATAGTATTTCTACTATTATCTGTCAACCTCTTTTTATGGGTATGTCTTTGTATTTCCAGTTAGGATCACCCTTTATATTTCTGGCCTCAAAGTCATCATAGAATTGTTCTATCTTGGCATCTAGCTCTTCTGGGGATAGGGTGATTATCTCATCCATTGTGTGGTGCTTCCAAAACGATCTCACTGGCTGTAATTCTTTTCCAACCATCCCTCTTGTCTCAATCGGCTTGATGTTATAGGGCTTGGGACGAGTTCCACGCTTATGAACCATTTCTTAGTCTCTCCTTTGCTCGCTTTTGAGCCCTGATTGATCTTTCAGACCAGCAAGGCTTGCAGTAATCGTTCTTCTTATCTAGATTGATTGATCTTTTACCAAACTGGCTAGAAGGCTTCTCTAAGCCACAATCATTACAGACCTTACTCGTTACTATGACTGACTGTGGTTGAGCCTTCCTAGACTCTCTCCAGGCCTTTAGATAGCCCTTGTAGCAAAGGATGCACATGGACTGTTTGTTTTTCTTATTGTTTGCATTGTAATATTCATCTAGAGGTTTCTCTTGCTTGCATGAACTACACGTTTTCATGATTCTTATTCCAATCTAAATTCTGCTTTGTCTTTAATCTATGGCAATTTGCACATAGGGTCTGAAGGTTAGACTTATCATTATTTGAAGGGTTGTTATCAATATGATCTACATCTAATTGTACTGGGTCTACGGCTATAAAGTTACATAGTTCACAGTAGGATTTCTTTTCCCGCCGTCCAAATCTTGAACAGCTCCAGCATCTAGAAGCATATCTAGTCTGCCCCTTTGGATCCTTGCCTTTGCTCATGGTTAAATTACCGCAACCGCATAGTCTTCTAATGGTTGCTCCACCTTGTCTACTCATTTGTTTCCATCCATCCAATAGGCTTCGGAGGCGATGTCAGCTCCCGAAGTAATTCTTGACTTTCTTGCATAGTCTTAATCATCTCATCCAGGCTTTCAATTGCGCCTTCCAATGACTTGATTGCATCCTCCAGCGGCGTCGGCGGGGTTATCTCTTTCTTCATCTGAACATCTCCCAAATCTTCTCATCTTCCAGAGAAAAGTTATTATTTGTATCTAAGGATTCGTTAGAATCCTCTTCTTTTATTTCATTGTTATATTCATAGTTATATTCATTGTTAGTTCTTCTGTGTGAGACTACCAAGGTCTCAGACTGACACTGGGTAGGTATCACAGGGAGATATAGGTTGCTTTGGTTGTACCTTCTAGTTGATACAAGAAAGCCCCTGGATATTAATTCAATCTTGGCTCTATGAATTGTAGCCCTAGATAAACTGGTTCTAGCTACTAAGGTAGATATACTTGGAAAGGACTCTGTTGCCTCTTTCCAGTTGTAATGATAAGATATAGCCAAGGCAGTAAGCTTGGCATTTGCTGATAAATCTGATGCCAAAATAGCATCCTGATACTCGAAACTGTTCATTCTTGCCTCCATGAACCTATTATATTATAACAAAACTCCTATGTCAACTACTTATCTTTGTTCATGAAGTGGACATATATCTCATGCTGCTTGGCTTCAAGTCTGGTAATTTGGTCTTTGAGAGATGTTCCTGAGTTTGGGATAAGTTCGCTTAGGTAATGTTTAGTTAGCCATTTTACTAATAGAACTAATTGTATTTGGATACTTATGATCCCGCCAACTATTGCTAATATTAATTGAAATGTACTCATTGATCCCAGCCTACTACCTTCCAGTTCCCAGTTTCAATTGCATCTTCTAGTTCCCATGGGCCAGCTAATTCTGATCTTTCTATAAACATATCTACGTATTCTTCTGCTCTATTTATGATTATTTCAATAGCATCTGGGTGATTTGATTTCCAAACTATTTCACCTTCAGCTTTTATATCTGTTGGAACTTCAACTTCTGTTCCTCTAATTGGAATTGCGACTGTTGTAACTATTACTTCAACTTTGCCCTGAGCATCATCTGGCAATCTTTTTACAAGAACTTCTTGTCCATTATTGCCAGGCATATCTTTTATAGATTTGTAAGCAAAATCTATAACCTTTTCGGTTATGTCAAATCTGTATTGACCCACTATACTTGGCCTTCGATTATATTTGCACGATACTTATAGCCATCCCTCACATGTATTCCGTTAAGTAAAGGAGCAGTCTGGAATATTTGCCAGGTTCCGCCTGTGTAAATCTCATCATTATTTCTATCTCTGATGTTCTTCAAATAGCCATTTAACTGCATCTTGGTCTGGCTCTCAATAACAAGATCACCAAGAAGGTTTACTGATACTCTTAAAGCAACAGTTTCTGGGATAAGGGCGTAGACTCTATTTGAGACTGTTCCGTCCGCAGAAGTCTGAATTGTGTATCTGTAATAGTCTCCAACAAATGGATATTCCTTCGTGGTGTTTGCTTTCATCTTAGTATCTCTTCCAATCTATTCTTGCTGGTAGCTGGAAGATTCTTCCAGTACGGATGCTTCTTCCTCTTTTAAAGCTTAAGCCAGCGCTTGCTAGTACTGCCAAAGGTGCCATAAATGGCGCAAACATGGCTGAGTTGTAGTTCTGAATAGAATCGCCAGAGCCTGTGCTCAAGGATGCTATTTGCTTAAATACAATCTCTTCATTTTCTAGCATGTATGCTGCCTGGTAAGCTGTGATCTTGTCTAGAAGCAGGAGGTCATTAGGATTGACTACATCAATTTCATCTTTGCCTATAAAGATTTCTACTACCCCTTGTGCTCTCTTGATCAGATCAAGGGTGACATCCGAGTTTGTGTATTCTTTTACGCTGTTAATTGTGCTAAACATTATCTATTTCTCCCTCCTAATTCACGCACTCTAAAAGTGTGGGTGCTTGTAAAGTCTTTAGCTGAACTTCCAGTAAGTTCTAGCTGAAATACATAGTCTCCTACGTATTCAAACAGGCTTCTTCCTGTTGGCCATCTAAATATAATCTTACCTATCTGGGCATTTGTTCTGTCTATTACTGCACCCTCCAGGCTTATTTCTTCATTGTTAGTTCCTATTAGCGTTGCTGTGATATCAGTATAAGCAGAGAGGTTCATGTCTGTCCCATCCTGATTCTTAACCTGAATAGACAAAGGCCTAGCTGGAATTTGATCTAACCAATATTGACTTATCATTTAATTACTTCCTCTCGTAAATATAGTACTGGGTCCTCGTGGTAGACATAAAGTACAACTTCGTCTACTGATGAGGTCAGAACCCTAATTGATTCTCTAAATACTGCACTTGCTGTCATTGGCAAGACAGGTATACTCTTGACACGATCTATCATTCTGGCAGATGCCTCAAATGGTAGAGAAGCTATAGATCTGTCATTTGAATATGCGCCTTGAGTAATTGTAGCATTTGAGAGCATTGCCTGAACATTTACAGTTCTCTCTGTGTCTGCAGATACTGCTGGATTTACCATCAGAGCAGATACTCTTTGTGCAGTGTGTGACTGTACCTTGCCTTCCAAGAACTCTCTATTGTAGAGCCAGTTAAATGCTCTTACGTTAATATTTGGAACCCAAATGTTAACTCTAGGTGTAGTGTAACCCCAGCTTACTGTAAACCAAGGGCCACTGCTGCTAAAGTTTTGTACAGTACTTTGGTTTGGCTTTAGGGCATACTTATTAAGAGGAGCATTTCTTTCTCCTGTAGCTGTAGGACTTCCTTCAGCAACAACCTCTTGAGTATTTCCATACTGAATTGCGCTTAGGATATTGTCTCCATTATCGCTCCAATATACACGACCATTGTATTGCTGTTGCGTAATAGTTCCAGCTTCTAATTGTCTATCTAGATTTGTTCTTGTGCTTGCAATGTAGGAGTTTCTTTCAGATAATGTGATTGCCCCTTGCTGATAAGCGAAATTAATTCTTTCATCAGTATTGAGATCTATCTGACCGTACTCTCTAGGTGTATCGTAATTTCCAACCTTTTGCAGAGTTTCTGTGAAGGATACGAATATCTTTCCACCAATCTGCTTACCAGCTAGTACATCGCCAGGCTCTAGAACAATTGATGTTGCGTGGTTTCTGTAAGGGTTTAGTACATCTATTCCATTTTGGTTTGTTGTTGATGCAAAAGCTGTCAATGGCTTTCCGCTCTTAATATTTGCAAAAGGAACAGCTTGATATATTACCTTGTCCAAGTTAACATTGTTTGTAGAAATCATGAACTCATCGCCAATTTGAATTCCGTTTGACTTATAGTCATACTTGTTCCACCATCTATCGTTGCCAGCAAAATCAACAGCTCCGTCGCTGTTGTAATAGATAGTTTCTTTCCAGATGTATGAAGGAATAGTTGTTAATCCATCAACTTCGTTTACAAGTCTATGTCTATTATTCTTGTATGTGTCTGCAAAGTAGAACAATGTGTCTTCTGAACCAGCGTCATTGTTAGTTCTATAGTTTGAGCCAGTTGTTGATGCAAGCTTATTTTGAGCATATACGTCTGATCTGCTTGCAACTTGTTCACCTAGATCTGGGATTATCTCAACACGATCAATAATCTCAAGATCGATTGCAAGCTGTGGATTTGTTACGAGCAATGATATTCCAGTATCTACGGCTGCTCTTAAAGACTTAAGGAAGTCTTCAAAAAGAGTCTTTTCTTGAAGCTGGAAGTAGCTATCCACAGATTCAAACTTAGAGAAAGAGTCTAATTCAGAACCCTGATCAGGATAGTTTCTAAACAGAATTAGATC